AAGCTCCGAACGTCGCGCAATTTGGCGTTGACCTAGGGAAACAGTTCAACGCTGGAGTCGATGCTAACATCGATGACCTCACGCCCGAACTGGCAAACGAAGCACGGAAAACGATCACCGACAGGCTCGGACCGCAAGCAATCGGCAGAGACGGAAAACCAACACTCGATGCGCTCAAACAGGCACTAAGGATGTGATAACCAAGATTTTACAAACAGAAAAAAACACGTCAAGAGAAAACTACGTCATGAAAAACAAACCGAAAATAGAAATACTCAAAACCGACTCACTGATCCCATACGCTCGGAACAGCAGGACGCACAGCGAGGCTCAGGTAGCACAGATCGCTGGCTCCATCCGCGAGTTTGGATTTACGAACCCGGTGCTGATCGACGGAGACAATGGCATCATCGCCGGTCACGGTCGCATCATGGCAGCGCAGAAGCTCGGACTCGCCGAGGTGCCGTGCATCAGGCTCGATCACCTCACAGAGACACAGCGCAAGGCTTACATCATCGCCGACAACAAGCTAGCACTGAATAGCGGGTGGGATGAAACGATGCTGGGGCTGGAACTGGCAGACTTGCGGGAGTTGGACTTTGATTTGAACCTGACAGGATTCGATGGCGATGATATTGAGAGATTCCTGAACCCTCCCGAGGAATCAGAGCCTCCAAGCGATTTTGCCGATGTTGACGAAAATATCGAAACCGAACACGAATGCCCGAAATGCAACTATCGCTGGAGCGGAAATTCAGGAGGAACAAAGTAATGAGCAAGCCAGAATACAAAGTGCCTAGCATGGATGAAATCCGCGCATTGCCGTGGAACGGATTCAACGTTATTAGCACATTTAGCGGCGGCGGCGGATCATCGACCGGATACCGCATGGCTGGATTCAAAGTGCTATGGGCAAACGAGTTTATTGACGCCGCTCGCGATACATACCGCGCAAATATGGCACCTCATACGATTCTCGACGGGCGAGACATTCGACAGGTCCAAGCAAGCGAGATTCTCGAAGCTATCAAGCTGAAGCCGGGCGAGCTTGACCTATTTGACGGATCACCGCCATGTTCTTCGTTCTCGACTGCTGGAAAGCGACAAGCTGGATGGGGACAAGTCAAGAAATACAGCGACAAGGCACAGCGCACGGATGATCTTTTCTTCGAATACATCCGACTGCTCCGCGATTTGAAGCCTAAGACCTTCGTTGCTGAAAACGTAAGCGGTCTTGTAAAAGGCGCGGCAAAGGGGTATTTTATCGAGATTATGCGCGAACTAAAGGCGAGCGGCTACTGGGTAAAGTGCAAGATCCTCGACGCTCAATGGCTCGGAGTTCCTCAAGCTAGGCAGCGAACGATCTTCGTCGGAGTTCGTGAAGACCTCGGACTCGATCCGGTTCACCCTGATCCTCTTCCATATCGCTATACTGTTGGCGAATCAGTCCAAGGCTTAGCGCTAGAAGGGGAGTCAAAATGGCTAAAAAAAGGAACTGACACACATACATATTGGCTAGCGACTAAACAAGGACAAGCGCTATCAGATGCTTGCAAGAAACTAACTGGAAAAAATAGCTTTTTGACACATGTTAAGCAATCGCCTAGCCGTCACGCAAACACAATCACCCAAGGTACACAACAACTTTACCACTGGACCGAACCGAGAACTCTTACCTTGCAAGAATTAAGGCGCATTGGTGGATTTCCTGATGACTACCTATTGACTGGAAACTTCACACAGAAATGGGAGAGGATTGGAAGAGCCGTTCCTCCCGTAATGATGAGCCACATCGCCGCAGCTGTACGAGACAACATTCTAAAAAAGATATGAAGATTCCAGAGCAATGGACATTTAAGTGCGAGGAAGTCGCAAACGGCTTTGATGAACACGTCAGGGAGCAGTTGCCGTGGTATGATATAGCAACGCGTATCATATCCCACGTTGCGCGTCATTACATTCCTGAGGGCGGCAAAGTCTATGACATAGGGGCAAGCACGGGAAATGCAGGAAACGCGATCAGAGACACGCTAGAGAGTCGAGGAGCCAACTTGACAGCAATAGACAACTCGCAAGATATGGTCAACATATACCAAGGACCCGGTGAATGTATTCTTGCTGATGCGCTCGAATACGAATTTCAGGACTTTGATTTTGCCGTTGTTTTCCTTGTCGTGATGTTTTTACCAGTTTCTAAGCGGCGGAACTGGATGCACGCAATGACGAAACGGATCAAACCGGGTGGCGCTATGCTTGTTTTCGACAAGTGCGAGCAAGCTAAAGGTTACGTTGGAACGGTCGTTTCACGCTTAGCGATGGCGGAAAAGCTCAGGAATGGAGTGCCTGCCGCGCAGGTTCTCGAAAAGGAGTTATCGCTCGCCGGAGTGCAGAGACCGATTGACATGATAGCAACAATCCCGCCGCAGGCTTATGAAATCTTCCGATTTGGAGATTTTGCTGGGTGGATAATTGAAGGATAAAAACCTATGAGTGAGAAACCAAAAAAAGGCGGCAGACCGAAGCTGGAGATTGACGGTGATCTTGTCGAAAAGCTCGCAGGCATCGGCTGTCCAAACAAAGAAATCGCGGCAATCGTGGGATGTTCGGTGGACACGCTCACTGACCGTTTTTCCGATGTTATCACAAAAGGGCGTGAGAATGGGAAAACCCGACTACGCAAAAAGCAGATCGAGGTGGCACTCGCTGGCAATGTTTCCATGCTCATCTTCCTCGGGAAGAACATGCTAGGGCAGTCGGACAAGCAGGAGATCAGCGGACCGGATGGATCACCAGTTATGCAGCTACCACTATCGGTTGAGCAAGACAAAAACCTTTCTACCCTCGTGGAAATCGCACGGGCAAAGGCGAAGAAATGACCCCGACTGAGTTCTGCGTCCGAGTCTTGGGAATCACGCCATACCTTTGGCAGTGCGAAGCCATGGAGTCGGTGGCGATGGAACAACCGACCAGCGTAGTCGCAGCGAACGGCAGCGGCAAGACGGCGCGCCTTGTGGCTCCGCTTGTGCTTTGGTTCCTGCATGAGTTCCCGCGCGGTCAGTGCATTTTCACCAGCGGCTCGTGGATGCAGATTGAGAAGCAGCTCTGGGGCGCGGTCAAGGTGTATCAGCATCGCTTCCCACACTGGCGCTTCATGTCGGAGGAATTGCGCACACCCGAGGGCGGCTACGCGTTCGGATTCAGCACCGACAACCCGGGGAGAGCGGAAGGTCATCACCCGAAGATCGGCGGCGATGTGGATCCAGTATTCCTCATCATCGACGAAGCAAAGACGGTGCCAGACTCGATATTCGAAGCATTCGACCGATGCACGCGGAAAATGGAACTTTGGGTTTCATCACCTGGAGCGCCGCGCGGTCAGTTCTATGACTCGTTCCACAAGAACTCCAGCCTCTACAAGACGATCCGCGTGCCATCGACAGACTGCGCACACATCAGCGCTGAGAAGCGCGAACTGGATCGCCTGAAATATGGAGAAAGTCACCCGCTCTACCGCTCAAAGCACCTCGCCGAGTTCACCGAGGACTTCGACCGCTTGGTGCTAGCTCCTGACCTTTTGCGCAACGCACTGGACATTCAGCCAAAGCCCGCGCCGTTCGGAGAAGTAGTGGCATTCTGCGACTTTGCAGCAGGGCGTGACGAAAACGTTCTGGCAATCCGACGCGGCAATCATGCGCGCATCGTCAAAGCATGGCAGGAGCGGGACACAGTGCAGGCAGCACGGGAATTCATACGAATGTTTGAAGCAGAAGGACTAAGCGCCGGTCAGGTATGGGGAGATGCAGACGGACTTGGCACCGGCTTCTGCGACCAGTTCGCTGAGCTTGGCTGGCACATCAACCGCTTCCATGGCGGCAAGCCAGCAAGTGAAAAAGACGAATATGCGAACCTGATCGCGCAGGTCTGGCACGTTGCTAGTCGTGAGCTGGAGCGCGGGAGAATACACGTCGGTGAACTCGATCCAATGACGTTCTCGCAGATCACCACGCGAAAAAGCGAGTGGAATGAAACGGGCAAGCTCCGCGTTGAATCCAAGGAAAAGATGGCAGCGAAAAGCATGAAGTCACCAGACCGAGCCGACGCATTGCTTGCTTGCATTGCGCTCGGTAGTCGAATCACCGGAGCCATGACGGGCGCGGCATCGGTTACCACATCACGGAACACTTTCGCCAGCCGAACGGTTCGAGGTTTTAACGCTCTGTGATTTTACGCTTGCCATAGGCTCTGTGACGTGCTATTGCGATGCTCACCATGACCGCAGACGAAAGAAAAGGCATCGTAGCGCCTTTGCCAGCTTCCTACCGCACGCAGGACTATGACCTTGCAAACGTGACGCCAGAGCAAGTGCGCAGCATTCTACGCAACGTGCGCACCGGCAAGCTGGAAGATCAGGATCGACTCTTTCGCATGATGGTCGATTCTTGGTCGCGTCTGCGCAAGTGCATCAATGAGATCGCCGGTAACGTCACGTCATTGCAGATCGAGATCAAGCCAGGTATTCGCGAAGGTGCCGAGGAGCCAACACCGCAGGCATTGCAGATCTACGAG